CAGCTGTTATTGCTACCGCAGGTCCGAGCAGTGGTTGAGCTCCTGCTGTTTGTGCAGATGGGTCGTATAAGGTAAATCCACCAGATACTAAAGTATCGCCATCAAGAACGGCCGAAGCTGCTCCTTTGTATTTTACAATACCAGTTCCAGCAGCCATGCCACGTTGCCAATAAAACTCAGCACCAACTGAAGCATTTGCAACACCATTAAAATAAGCACCTGTAGTACCTACCGTACCAAATTGCGTATAGTTCATAACGCGAAGCCAATCAGCACCAGATGGTATCTGAATGACGGTTGCATTTGATTGACCTATAGAGGCATTACCAGCATTAGGATTAGTTAAGTTTGCTGATGAAGCAACAAACGAACCTTGTCCAATTATAGTTCCGTCCATGTATATATCCTTATGGTTACAGGGTTGCGCGTAAGTTGATTACCCACAAATCATTAGTGATCCGAGGCACTTCCGCAAACTTATACCCAACAGAAGCATTAAGAGCTAATGGCCCATCATAGATAGGTGGGCGATAGATAAAGCTTGCGCTATAACCATCTTGCTCAATACAAGCATATGCTTCCATACCAACACAGAATATGTTGTATACATTAGCACCGCTTGAAGATGCATTAGCAGATATTGATCCAATAGATGAGATAAAGAAGCGCAAGTTACCAACCGCACCCCATTCTGAACGCAGAGCATTCATAGGAGCAGGATATTGATTCTTTTGCGTGAACCCAGCAACCGAATCGAGAGAACTGGTCATGTCAGTGTGAGTCAAAGCAAAGTACGCATCACGAACTGGTGCAGTACCGAACTTATCTTCACCCTCGATATTATCCAGGATGGTGTAAGCATTGTTGCCAAGCAGGGCTTGAACAACCGTATTTACATCAGAACGGGTAATTTCGGTCGGGACGTCCGTAAACTATTACTTTGCGTGACTTAAAGGCTTTTTCATGCTATATTATAGTTATGAAAAAGCAAATACCAATTACTGATCTTGCATATACTGCTGGCTATATAGATGGTGATGGTTGTTTTTATCTTGGGAAAGAAGGAACTAAAAAACGTCTTGCTCTCAAATTTGTTGTTAGAATAGCAATCAACTCTGTTAATCAAAAAGTTCTTCAATTTTTCAAAAAACTTTTTGGTGGAAGAGTAGGGTTGATTAAAAAACAACATGATAATAGCAAATCGCTTTATCAATTTAGTATTGGCAAAAACAAGAGCATTCTTATGGCTAAAATTATTAGTCCATTTTTGATAGAAAAAAAACAAGAATGCCAAATGCTGCTGGATTTTTCTGACGCAGAAAACAAAGAAGAAATGATTAATCAGATTAGTAGTTTCAAAGATATTGGAAACTTGATTTCTAAATATCAAAAACAGGAATTTGAAAAATACAGAAATACTATAAATCCAACGCAAGAAGACTATGCCTATTTGGCTGGATTTATTGATGCCGAATGCTGTTTTCTCATACAAAAAGAAAAACCCAAAAACAAACCAAACTATGTTTACAAAATAGTTCTTTCTTGTAATAACACTAAATCTCCAGTTTTCAAATGGCTTCTTCAACGATTTGGCGGCAGAATAAATTTCATTGATCGCCTTAATAATCAAAGAGGCAGAAAAAACCAGTTTCAATGGCGTCTCACTGGGAAAGAATTGTCCAAGATATTGGGATTCATTCATCCATATTTGCAGTACAAAAAACCAGTTTGCGAACAACTTATGAAGTTCTATGCAACGACTCTCAAAAACGGTGGCGCAAGACACACGGAACAATTCCGAGAGTCTTATTCCAGAGTTATTGAAGAACGTGAGCGTATAATTCATATAGTTCACCAACTTAACAAAAAAGGTATTTCACTTTAAGCGGGTAGTCATTTCTGCTACCTCTCATAATTTCTTATGAGGCTCGACTATCGCATCCCCTTTCGAGGTCCTCGGGTTTAGTCTGTCAGGCTGCACGTTTCCTGCTTGCCCCTTGTTACCTTCATCTTTCATGGTCAGGCTTCCAAGTCAATTACCGAAGATTTTTTAACGGCAACGTCCATCTTACCGTTAACTCCGCCAGTACAATTAATAAAGGACGCTGTTGATGCCAACATATCCCTTGTTAATTGGTCTTCAGTTTGCGTAACGGAGTGAAACACCTAATCTTGCAGCACATTCATTAAGTACTGGATCCTGGTTCTGCAACGTGACTTGCTCGTTGATTTGTACATAACTTCCATAGAATGAAATCTTAGCGTCAATATCCACCGCAGTCAGATTCTGACTAGGAGGCGTAACACCAGAATTTCCCAATGGAACCATTGCTGTATTCAAAGGATTGTACCTTCTCATACGCAATGTTGTACCGCCGTTACGGGGCATATTCTTCTTCATTGCTGGTATTTTGTGAATCATGTTTGGCACTGGCACCGACAGCAGTTTATAGCTAAACGATTGCTGTACTGGAGCAGGCAAACTACTTGTAGTAGTTATCGCCATAGCGACTCCTTTAAGTAATGTTGGAAATTTTACTTATCTTCGGTGGACGAAGCCCGATTTGCGTCCTTGTATAGTCCGGTTGACGACTTCCGGTTTTCGTCAGATGTTGCGTTAAGGGAGCGACGCTTAACTATTTGCGCTCAAGGGTAGGTTACTGCTATGGAAATTAGAAAGCAACCCGGCCGCCGCGAAGAACAAGGAGAAAAACACAGCGACCGGTCCTAGAATGACGCCCGTACGAAGCTATACGGGACTTACGTATGAAGATTATTCTCGATTTCTAGCATTATTCATTTCTATGCGCAACTTCTTCTTGAGCTTGGGCGTTAATTTTGTATCTTGCGTATCTTTTTTATCAATACGATTTTTCATGACTTCTTTATAGAACTTTTCTCGCATCGAATCTTCAACAGTCTTTTTCTTTGGCATAATAGATCCTTCAATAGAAATTAACTACATAGCCCTTCTAGCATCTTCCATTTCTCTGCGCAGCTGTTCCTGTAATTCCTTAGTAAGTCCTTTAGCAAAAGCATTTGCGTGTGATAGGGGACTATCAGCTTTAATAGGAGATACACTCGATAGTGGTCTCGGCTTAGCAGCATTTGCCTGAGCACGTTCTTTATCTTCTTTATAGATATCAACTACAGGCTCTTGGATTATGCCCAATTTCTTGATCATGGTATAGGCAGAAACGGCTTTAGAATATAGGTCACCACTAGATGAGTTAATGGTATTAGCTATCTCTGGATAAGACACACGTAAAGACTCTATATTCTCACGAGAAACGATCTTATCGAAGTCTGGATACAACGTCTTGAGTTTAACTTCTGTGGCCACCTCAGACGATTGTTGTTTGTATTGGTTAATCTCTTGCTGAAGCTTCTTGATCTGTCTTCCAACCTTGGATAGATGTTTACCTTCTACAAGATCGTCATTACCAAGATTAACTTCATTGTCCTCTTCTGGTTCGGCAGACTTTACTTGAGAACGTTGCGACTCCTGTTCCCTGATAATACGAAGCAATTCGTCTCGTTCTCTCTCAGCCTTCTCCGCTTTCATGCGGAGTTCCCTGAAAGAGTCTTGCGCTGGTGATTCTTTTTTTTGTTCTGGTTCTGGTTTTTGTTCAGGTGCCACAATTTCAGTCGTCGACAAATCGTCGGCAACTGGCTGTTCAATTGCAGATTCTTCTTGGATAGTTTTTTCTGGTGTATCTTCCAATGACTGAGTTTTAATCGTTGGATCAATTATTGGATTTCTGTTTCTATCATACTTCATTTCAAATGTCATCTAGTTTCCTTGTAGTAAGATTGAGTCTTGCTTCTCTCCATTCAGTTCTTTGGCTAATCTCAGTAGCGATCCATCCATATCTGATAAAACAAATGATAGCAATTGGTATTCTTCTTTCACTACGCTCATTCTGTTAGTACTCAGATGATTATAGGTATCTTTATCAGGCAATGTCCATAGATACTGTAGTTTTTCTGAAGGTATCTCGAAACGAAACACTGACTGGTCATATTCTGGTGTAGGACATGTCTTGCGTACAATAAAGTAATTCCTGAAGACCTTGTCAAATAATCGCTCTTTTTTAGTTATCACTGATATATAGAAAGTCTTATCGTAGTTACCGAAGGGTGAAGGCGGTATTACCGTACCATCTTCCAGATACGATGTTGGACATACGCATTTTAGGCTCTTAGCGCAGGTTCCCTGAGAATAATTATGATCTATCTTGTTCCATATTTCTTGGAGATACTGCTTCTGCATCTCTCGTTGTTGGTCTATGACGTGAACTGATTCGTGTTCTTTAGCCGCGTGATCTATATATGCTTTACCGAAATTTTCCTTTTTCATGACTTCTTTACGTTCTCCTTAAGAAGTTTTGGGACTTTAGGTTGTCCTTTTAACATGGCAGTAAGCTTCTTGATTTGAAAATGTCGGATAGATTCCGGATGTAGTGGAGGCTTGGATGGTGGTAACGGAATCTTTATTGCTTCTGATTTCTTAGTATGATCAAATTTATTCCCAGCACATAGGGTTGTCCAGGTATAAAACAACCCCAATGCGCCAAGAACAATACAATATCTAAGGATCATTTGTTCTTTTTAATCTTGCCCTTCTTTGACTTTCCAGCTTCACTCAAAGCAATTGCAACAGCTTGATCCTTCTTCTTAACAACAGGACCTTTTTTTGATCCGGAATGAAGATCACCCTCTTTCCACTTGTGCATCACTTTCTTGACCTTGGACTTTGCCTTGGTCATCTTCATCTTGTGCTTTTTCATCTTCTTCATCGAGTTCCTCGTGTTCTTGTGCTTTGATTGTACATTGCAAGTCTCTCTGGATATTTCCAAGCATCGAACTGACGATTGATAACCTTAGGAGAGCAATTAGCCATTGCAGAATGATCCTCTTGAATCATCCGTGAATCAGACAATTCCTGCTTTCTTCTAG